ACATTGGAGTTGGTTGAGGAGAAGCACCGCCTCCACCAGCACCCGGCATTGACATGGGGCTAGGGGCTGCGCCCGGCATTGGCGGTAGGTTTGGAACAGCCGGGGCTTGAGACATTGCACGACCTTCAGGCGTAGCGCCTCCGGCTTGTGGCAAGTTTTGTAGCATCTGAATAATCTCAGACTGCTGTAATTCACCAGTTTTTTGTTTCTTCGGTCCTAAGAGTCCTGTAAGAGCGCGTATAGCAGCTAGGGCTTTTTGACCTTCGATAGATTCGCTACCGAGGCTTGGCAAGGCTTGTTCAATCAAATCCATTGCCATGCTGATGTTGACGAGAGCGCCTTCTTTGTTTCCCATCTTGGGTTCAGGCGTAGACATTGGGGAGGACATTGGTGGCGTTGACGCATCAGACATTCCCACTTCAGGAGTCATTGCAGGGGGAGTTGTCCCTGCTCCACCTTGCTGTGAGCGAATCAAGTCCATCATGTTTGCATCGGTTGCCATAAGTTCCCTCTATCTGTTCAACAGTCGCGATTAAATCAGACTATTGTAATTTGTCAAGTGGGGAGCAAGTTTGGATTCCAGCCCCCCAAAGGAATATGAACGGTCAAACCGTGCAATCAACAGGGGTTGCCCCCCGTTAATTACTTGCGGCTCTTACGACCTTTACGAGCTTTACGCATAGTCTTCTCCAAAGTTGAAGGCAGCGACCTTTTGATTAGGGAAGGAAGCCACACCCTTTTCCCTTTCGGGGAAACCGTTTAGCGACAGGCTTTACGTCCGCGCTTTGTCTTTTTTCCGTACATTATGTATTCCTTTAAGTTCGGCTAATCTGGCGCATTGAGCGCATTGCTTTTGCTGCGGGGTTGACTCTAACATCAACATTTTTGTATTGCAAATTTCCACCCGCACCAGAGCGTTCTGCACGACCAAGTTCTTTTGTCGTTACAACGGGCTGGTCTGCTTTTGGTGTTAACTGTTGTGTTGCCATTACATTGCCTTCAAATCAGGTTTGCCTTTAGGGGGCGCTTCTTGCTGTTGAGGTTGACTAGCGGCTGCTTGCTCTTTCTTCTTCAACTTGTCTTTGAGCAATTGTTTCATTGGTGGCTCTAGTAAGTCAAGCAAGGATTCTGTGTCGATAGCTTTGGCTTTGAACAAGTTAAATGCCAACTGGCGCAAGTCTTCTGTGAAGATTGGCGAGTTAGAGTGGGCATCTACCTTGACTACATAGTCTTTTGTGAATTGTTCTGGAATGAATTGATGACCTTCTTCGTCTTTGAAGTGCGTCTTGTCATACGCTTGCATCAGTTTTAGGTATAGCGTAGCCACCTTTTCTAGCGAATCTTCTACAATCAGGGCGCGTTTCTTGGCTCTGCTAGACCCTAAACGGGCTAATTGGGATGCGTGACCAGAAGAACGAACACCAGATTCGCCCTTGCCTTGCAATACAGAGGAGATGCCAGAGGCTTCTGAGAACATTGCGTCCACTTCATGTATCACCTCAAAGAGAGATGAGGGCATATCAGGGGCTAATCGTTCAGCTTTTGCATTGGGCATATCGCTTGCAAGTAGTCCACCAGCACGATTCAGGGCAAAGTTCTTCTCATCCAAGATGCCAGTAAAGCCTGTGAGGGCTGTTGGCGGGTTAACTTGTTTAGAAAGCAAGTCAAGAATCTCAGTCATGCGGTTATTGCGTAACTGTTGGAGGAATATTAGGCGTTGTACCTCGGACTGTCCCCAGTAATAATCATACTGAGGGTTAGGGCATATCTGCACAAAGGGCAGTTCACCCTTCAAGAACATAGATGCACCGGGTCTGTCGTAGATAAAGATGTCAGGGTCAGCCATCGTGACGCATTGATAGTCTTCAGTCTCATCATTCCATACCCACAGTTCGTGCATCTTGACTGTCTCTTCAGCCACACGCGCCTTGTAGCGGTTCATGCCAGAGAGGTCTAGGTTCACATTGCCGTAGATGGTGGGGTTTGACTGCGACATGATGATGCGGTCAACGCCTTCGGGCAAGTCTTCAGTCTTACTGTGTACGCTAGTCGTGATGCGCTTGACGATTGACTCGCGCTTGGGGTGGGAATACAGCCGGTTGTAAAGCTCAGACTTGGTAATGTAGTAAGTTTGAACGAGGGCTTCTTGCCGGTCTGTATAAGGGGTGTCTTCTCTCAGTACGCCAATACTGGCGGGTTCTACCATGTACGGGTGTATGCCGTTGTTGTAGACCAGTTTGATAAAGGTCGAGTTAAAGACAAGTGACCAAGTAAGTGCTGAACTAAATACTTGGTCTGCGTTGGAGTTAAGCCATTCGTCATTGAGCGCAAGCGTCAAGCGAGGGACTTTAATTTGTTCTTGGTCTGGGACAGAAGCCCCGACATTGATGGAGAACCGAGTCGTTTCTGCTGAGTAGAGGAACGATGTTAGTTGGTCAATGTGGGGATAGATTTTGTTGAAGATGGTCGGAGACTCATCAGGACCAGAACCAAAGAGGAAGAAAGAACGCAGAGAGGCGTAGTCACCTTTGCGCTCTTGCAAGGACACCATGCACTTTTCAATCAAGTCACGGTAGAACTGTTCTCTAAGAAGTTCGTTGGATGGTATCCGCATTATTTCTTCAGACTTAGGTTTTCATGGTCGGCAGTATAACTAGCCATCTTAGGTCCAGTCAAATTACCAACATCTTTAGGCAAAATGGATACCGCTTCATCACGAACTGGTCTAACCGCATTGCCTCTGAGCAGATTGCTCATACTGTAACGGCTGTCTCCACCCCAGATAGCAGCGTCACCCGGTCTTGCTTCTCTTGGGCGCTCTGCGGCAATCTTAGCCTCTTTCTCAAGCTGGCGCTTAGAAGTCTTGTTCTTACGAGTAAAGAACCCTGCCTGATTCTCGCCCTCGCGGGTGGACTTGACATCAGTCATATCAAATTCCATAGCGAGTTGTTTGATGTTTTTGTCGTTCTTCTTGGTTGTGTCCGAGATAAGCCCCGGAGCTTGCAAGAAGACAACATAGACATCCTCAGAGCAACTCTTCATTGGGCATTTAGCCTCAAAGCTCTCAAAGTATCCGTGTTTGTCGCATTTATAGTCTTTTAGCACAGCCATAGTTATCCCCTTTCAAGTGCTTCATCTAAGGTCTGACCTGAGTAATCACCGCGATTGCTCACCCCTACCTTAATCTTTATTTCCCCATTGACTAGGTGTAATCCCGTTGTACGAGCTAATCGGGGCTTTGGTTCGCGTCTGTATTCCACGAACCGTGTGTTGTCTCTATTTTGCATAACGGCTACTTCGCCTTTTAGCCATGAGTTGTATCCCTTGTTGACCCGTATTTGGATGTACTCGGTCAAAGGATGTGTGCGGTAGAAAAATACATCAAGCAAATGCTCCTTGTTGACACCACACAGCTCGGCAAAGAGCTTGACAGAGATGCCTCTGTTTTTGTCTTTGATAAGGCGTTTGATGACTCTAAGGAGTTCACGCTTGGGCAGAGTCTCTGGCAACATACTCGATGGTGTATCCAATGGATTGCAAAAAGGAAAGAAAGTCTGGCGCTCTATGTGAGGTAACGCACACAGGGTTTACCAGTATGTGTGTGTCTGACACAAGTTTGAAAGCCGTGTTGTGGCAACCAAGAAGACGGTTGAAATCAAAGTCATCATGGAATGTGGGGATGACGTTCTCTAGGGAGAAGTCTCGGACAGTTTTCTCAGAGGCGTACTTGATGCCGTGTTCAGCAAAGATGTGGCGCTTCAAGCAAGAGAGTTGCACGTCCTCATTCCAGAGGTGAATGTCTTGGGCATGGTTGTGGACAATGCCGAGCTTGTTTGGCGCTTCAAGAAAACGCTTGCTTCTTAGGCTAAAACCCCCGTTTTGGACAATAGTGCGAGGAAATTTGTCGTGCCAAGTGCCTTGAAGGAGGAGCTGGTTGCCCACCATAGCAGCATGGCAAGCACCGCCAAGGTAGTCATATTCGTAATACTCAGGCTTGAAGTTAGCCCCGTTTAGCACCCAACTATCGTCTTGAACAATTAGACAGTAGTCTGTGTCAATGAACGCATACAGGCTGTGCATGATAAATACCGAATACATCATGTAGTCGAGCAGACCAATCTTGTGCCACACAATGTCATCAGGCAAGTTATCGGGCTTTTCTATGGACAGGAGCATCCCTTGTGAGCCGGGCAGTTCTTTGACAGACTTCTGTATGGCAGGGATGGCGCTTGACCCATCGTTGTGACCATAGACAGAAACGATTGTTAGGTTGTCGTGAGACGTTGTTAGTTGGTATTCAATTTCCATAGACACCAATCCTTTTGAGATAGTCAGATACGTTGCGACCGACAGCCACCTCTTCAGGGGTCTTGTCTTCTTGTGAGCGTGATACTGCGCGAGATATTCTTTGGCTTATCAGGCGAGGCTGTAGTTGTTCAGCATAGGCTGCTGCCGCCAGAGCAGAGGCGATTACTCGGTCATCCTTGTTGCGACCAGAGGCGGCTATTGACCCACCTTCACGGGTTATGGTCTTCATCTCTTCAAGCGTCTCCATGTCGTAGACCGCCATCATTCCGCGCTCAAAGTAATCCTTCATGTAGGAGAGCATCCTCTCTTTGGTCTGTACGGTTGTTAGCCAGCCAATAGAGTTGGACATTCCACCCATTGTGTCGTTG